ATCAGACACACCGCCTATCTTTAGTTTCAGTTCGTCAAACGCGGCCTGGTTATTCTTGATCCAGGCTACCTTTTCCTGTTCCTTGCTAAGTGCTTTCCAACCCTCTTTGAGTTGTTCGTACTTAGCCATCAGGTCACTATAGGTAGATTCCAGGGTATTGTCATACGCCTGTTTAACGCTGTCGGCTGATTCTCCGAAATCCTGTAACCCGTCGGCGGCTCCGGCTGCTGCATCACCCACACCGTCAAATGATCCGGCCAACTTTGCTACGATCACGCCCAAAGCTGTTAGGGCTATGCCTATACCTGTAGCGGCCATCAGTCCGCGTATAGCTATTTTCAGGGCTACGGCTTTAGTGGCTGCACTCCTAAAAGAATTAGCCATTACGTGTGTAGCGGCTGCAACGCGGCGGGAATTAGTACCAAACAGGGCGTACACCGCAATAGTTCGATACATTGACTTTGAGGCCAAAGCCTGGGCAATATGTAGCTGACTAAAAGCACGCGACAAAGTAACAACCGAAACGGCGGTCATACCTAATTGACTGCTGAAATTCAATACGGGCTGAATACCACCTACTACACCTGCTATGTAGTCAGTGTATTGGCCCCATTGGTTTCTCATCATTTGCAGTTTAGACGCGTTGGTGCTTGCCATATCTTCGTAGGCTTCTGCCATCGTACCCGCGCTATCATCAAGTACCTTGATATTCTCTGCAAATTTTTCTGCCATCTGGCCTGTCAGCCCGTTAACCAGACGCAAAGCCTCTGCACGGCCAAACAACTTAGCGTAAACGGATTCTTTCAACTCACCCGTTTTAGCTGTGTAAGCCGTAACGGTTTTATCAAGTTCCATCAGGAAATTACGGAAACCACCTGCTGCCTTGATAGATGCGGCATTAAACGAAATACCCATAGCCTCTGCCATCTTCTGGCTCTTGCTACTCTCTTTCGTTAATGCAGTCAGTACGCTTGCAAGCTGTGTCGATACTTCGGCGGTATTACCCGTTACGCCCGTTAACGTACTCATTACGGCCAACATTTCAGTAAAAGATACGCCCAACTGCGCTGCCTGGCCTGTCACTGACGGCAAAGCGGCTGCAAGTTGTTCAAACGACGTTACGCCATTCTTGGCCGTAAGCTGTATCTTATCCTGTATGTCCTGGGCTGCGTTCCATTCAAGCCCGTAGTTTTTGATAATGGTAGATGTTACCTTAACAACTTCGCCAACGTCTGCTATACCTCCTACGGCTGATCGTGCGGACGCTTCAAGGTAGCTAATCCAATTATCTTCGGGTACACCGTTACTGATAACCTGATACAAGCCATTTGCCAAAGCATCGCGGGCCATTGGGATAGTCTTAGACAATTCGGCTACCTGGCCTTTCAGTTTATCAAAGCCCGCTGCATCTTTACCCGCCATCGTATTAGCGGCTTTCATAGCTGCGCCAAAACTCTGACTTTCGGCTGTAACGTTGTTAAGTGTACCCGTAAGCTGCGAAACGGCGTTGGTTACGTTCTGTAGTACCTGTACGGATTGGTTATAGTTCAGCAGGGTATCGCGTAATTTAGCTGCGCTACCCTTTGCCCTATCCATGACTTGGCGTAGATCGCTAACTGACGTGGTGGCGGTTACGATCTGGTCTTTGCCATCAACAGATATTCGTACGTTAAATTTTACCTCTTTTGCCATTTCCTTACTGCTGTTTCTTTCGGGTTCTGTAAATCAGCAAAACAGGCATCTATCGTATAAAAGCAAACGTTTTCCTAATCCTTATCTTTATGTATTCGTGCCATCAACGCTTCAAATCGTGCTTTACTTTCGTCTTTGCCTATAATCGGCTTGTTAAGTTGCTTCTTTTCCCAGGGGAATATAATAACCTTTTCAGGTGTTATCTTCTTTTTAGTATGCGGCTGTAGCAATACGGTTGCCGCTAATCTCATACGGCCCCAGGCATCCTTATAATCCGCGTCCTCTTTTTCGCTATACGCTTTATAGACGTGTTCAAACTCTGTAGGTGTCAAACGGCAAAAATCATTGTATGACAACTTGATTAGGCCCAACGCTATGCCCAATACGTCGTAAATGCCTATTTGCTTCTCTTGGTTCTTTTTTTTTCTTCGCTATCTGGCTTTTTGTCGCCATTAATAGACTGCTCCCATGCGGTCATAGCGTCGGGGTCGATGCTATCCGCAAACTCCATCAGGCTTAGATTAAATTCTACACCATCAGCGGCGCAAGCCGAAACGATGCAGCACCACAGATACGTACAAATGTCGGTAAACCCGCCATCCATTTCTGTAGCCTCTTTGCCTGTCTCTTGCTTAAAGCGAAGCATAGCCCCCATAGTCTGCCTACAGGGGTATGCCTTGCCGTTAATTGTAATTTCTACTTTTGCCATGATCGTAGGAATTAATCGCCTGGCTTTTCTGTCTCCTTGCCGGGGTACGTGTCCGGCTCGCCGTCGCTCTCTAACTGAATAGAGTAGGTGGCATCATCCTGGGCGGGGCTTGTTTCCTCGATTGAGGTAATAATGAAATTACCAGAAACATAAGGTGTAGCGTCGCCCTCTCGCTCATAAGCTAATACGGCTACGCTCTGGCCCTTACCCCACTTAGCGGCGATCTCGGTAAATCCGTTCTCGGTCTCACCGTAGAAACGCAAACCCTCTGCACTGATAGAGATAGAAAGGCCCGTAACGCCCTTGCCTTTCCACAATCCGGCTGAATAACCGTTAGCTGCTGCGGGCTTAACGGCTCTGTCCTTAGTCTCACTATTGAAAGTGATAGTGTGGGTGGTGCAATGGCCTACGGCCTTACCGCCAACACTTAACAGGATGTCGCTACCATTAACGTAGCCAGAAGTTGGTTTAGTCATAATCCTAATTTTTTAAATTCGTTGAACTTCTTAAATCTGAACACTAAAAGTTAATCCTTGTACGTAGGCATCATCTTCGTAGAACTCTTCACCGTCTGATAGATAGCAACTGCGCATAGCCAAACCCGATTTCTCCGCCTGTACGTTATCCAGGGCGGCGCGTACCGCCTCTGCCAACTCTATGCTTTGTTCGTAGGTCTTACCATAGCAATTTATTTCTATCATAGCCTTATCTGCACCTGGTACACCCGTCTTAACGGGGTTGTGATCCAGACGCGCCCGGCGATAGGCTACGTATGGCAACGTGGCTTTATCTGTCACTACGGGGAAAACCTTTGTAGCGATTCTTCTTACGTCGGCATCCTTAGTAAGTATGTCACGTATGATAATACCCGCGCTTAATGATGTCTTTGCCATACTCCAATTAGTTTATAAATCCGCATTTCTTAGCCACCTTTTCTACGGCTACATTTACTTCATTTCCTAAATCGGTTTCTACCGTCCTATACATTTCGGGCGTAGCCTTTTCAAGAAATCTGTACGACGGCATCCGCTTTGTCGGTATTCCATCCTTACGTATGGTTTCCGTCCAATAGCGGGTCTTACCGCTTCTGTGCGATCCGTAGATACCATGTTTGATACGTACTTTCTTACCGCCTCGCTGACGATAGTTAGTACCCTCTTCTGCCCACATCAGGATAGGTTTTTTAAAGCCCTGGCGGTTTTCGTGCATAGACTTCTCGCCCTGTCCTTTCATAGTGGCCCGGTGTGCCTTGACGGTAATCAAAAAGCCACCACCCCGGCTATAAATGTGGCTGCGTATTCCCTTATCCCAATCCGATTTATTACCCTTTACCTGCAAGCGTGTTGCGTGTAGGCTCTTACGGGCAATGCCTAATACTTTCTTTGCCTCGGCTCTGTACGCACGTTTCAAAGAGTTACGTAGCTGCTTCGGGTTCATTTCCCTTGTTAGCTGCGCCAAATCCTTTACTTCTGCCTGGTCGGGTTGCATACGCTGAAATTACGGTTATTCGTTCACTCTGTCACAAATCAGGGTCTTATACCCTCTGTCGATATTAGGTATGATGTTCGTTACGGTGTACAGGTTCCCACCTAACTGCTGTACGCGCCAATTCTCGCTGATCGTGTGTACGTCCCTTATATTGAACTCTACGCGATAGTCCGGGAAATGCTCGCCTACCTCTTCACTGCGATTGCCCGTATGCTTTACGCGCTCCGCGTGTACGATTACGGTTTCCTGCCAGGTGTCCACCTCTTCGCCAAAGTCGTTTTCAGCCTTTACAGGCTGTAACAGCTTTAGTTTATACTTCATCCGTCCCGCTATCATCCTTAACCAATTTTCTGAAAGGCTTAATTATAGCCTGTAGTGAATTTGCCACCTCCGGCATGATCGTTTGGGCGTTTGATTCGCGTTGGTTATACCAATGGGCACCTAACATCATAATTGCCTGCTGCAATTCGGCGGGAAACTCACCGCCTCCCATTTCCGTTAATTCTGCCTCGGTGCGGTTGGTAGCCCTGATAACGTGACCCGTAGCACTCTTTAGAAGATGCTCCAGATACTTATCATCATCCGCGAAATCATCAGCCTTTACGTGCTGCTTGAAAAGTGCCAAATCCACTA